GGCTACATTTACATTAACGGTAGTACCCATGCTACCCATTTTATCTAATGGTATAACCGCTTCTGATCCGGCTTCACCAATCATTGCAAGTGTAGGTTTAGTTACAATTCCACCTTCTGCCATTAGTGGTATGCCACGCCTTGCCGCACCACTTTCTTTATATCTTTCAGCCGTAATTTCTGCGGCTGACATTCCGGCGTAACCTACCGTGCCAACTAATTTATTTCCTAAGTCTGTAAAGTAACCTGGATCAAACATAGTAGCACCGGTAGTAGGTGTTGTTTTCTTTTTATTTATTTCATCTAACAACGCTAACATCTTGCGTAGTTCTTCATTAGACTTAAATAAAACTCCTAAATAAAGCAAAACTTCGGCAGTAGTAATACCCCATTTTTTAGCCAATGATTCAACTTCGGCAGTAGTAATTTGCCCATCCTCAATAACCTTTAATACATCTGCGTATCTTGCGGCTTCATCAACGGCGGCCTTTGTACCATCAGATAATTTTTGTAATAGTTTTACACGCAACTCATCCTCACCGGATAACTTACGGCTAAGCGCAACTTGTAAGTTGATCTTATCAATATCAAACATAGCGGCTAATTCATTCTTCTTTTTGTCTAATGCTTGTTGCGCTGTTTTTTCGGCTGTTAATTTTTTCTCTCTAAGCAAAATATCAGCCTGAATTTTCTTTAACATTTCAGCATAGGTCAATTGCTTCTTAGTGCTTTTACCTTGATTTTGTAAAGCATCTAAAACTGATCCCGATAAACCGTATAAACCTTTTTCAATTAGTAATCTTTTCTCTCTATCTTTTCTTCCGCTTTCGCCTAGTTGTGCTAATTTCGCATCAGCGTTAGTCGCTTGCCCAGTGATAACATCTAAGTTGATTATGAGGAAATCTAAATATGCACCCAATCCTTTTTTCTCAAAGTTACTTGCAACACCAACCATAAGATCAGCGAATTGCGTTGCGGCATTTTCTACCTTTACGCCAAAAACATCTAATTGATCTGACCCAGTAGCAATGATTGATATAGCAGTTAAAAATCCTTGCCCTAAAGTTTCAGTGGCTTCGCCTGCACTAATTTGGAATGATTTTAATTGGCCTGCAAATGTTTTAGTTTGTGCTTCGGCTGATCCGGCGTACTTATCTAAATTCTGCATCAGTTCTACAAAGCCCATTGATTTAGCTTCTGCGGCTGTAAAGCCAACACCTAAAGCGGCTATTGATTTGTAATTTCCTACTGCCGCTTTATTTACGGCATCAAGAACAGTACCTAAATCAGCCCCAGTGCCGGCTGAAATATCTAATGCTTTACTTAATAATGTTTGTGATATTTGCAAATCACCTGTTTGAGATATTAGTTGGCGCAAGGCAGGTACTAATTGATCCTCTGTGATATTTGTAGCGCGTTGTAAATCGGCTATAAATGCTTTAACTCCTGGCAATTCAAACTCTTGACCAATGCTTCTTAAAGTTAATTGTAATTGCTTATCTAATCTTTCCTGCGCTAAAGCGGCTTGAATAGAGTTTTTTGCAAATAAGGCCATTCCTGCGGCGGCGGCTATTCCACCCGCTTTTGCAAATGCCTTTAATCTAAATGCGCCAGTTGCAACTACTTTATCAAAACCTTTTAATTCTTTTGTGGCACGCTCTAGGCCTTTTTTATCAAACTTAGTAAGGAAGTTAATTGCAACATACTGACTTAATGCCATGTTTAACCCCTAAATTTTTCGCCTAGATATTTTTTAAGTACACCGTATAGATTATCATTTACTTGCCCACCTAATTGTTGTGATGCCCTGTAAATCAATCTTTTTTCTTTATATGCACCTGAATTAGCAGTACCTTGCAATTTACCAATAAAAGATTCACTAGCATTAGTATTACGACTAATACGCCTAGTTTTACTTCTTGATTTTGATGTACCAAATCCTGCCAATTCATAAATTATACCTGGTACAGATTTATTAATTACAGCTAATGCAGTAACAGAAAATGTAGTGCCTTTAACTCTTTGAACTTTAGTTTTAGCCGCGCTAACTCTTATGCCGCGTACAACTTCTGTTTGTGACCATTTCCAACGGCTTCTTTTACTTTCGCCAAAAGTTCTACCCCTATGTACTTGATCATTAGCCCATCCCCATGCAGGTGGGTATGAAGGTTCAACATCACGCCATCCTGGAAATGGTGAATATGGCACAAAACTTTGTGCCAATTTTGCAACAGGCTTTACAGCTTTAGTTAATTCTCTTCTAAATTCTTTATGTAAATCAGGCTCTACCTTTTTCATAGTTGCCAATAATTCATCTAAATTTTCAACATAGATGGAAGGTACTGCGGCTAATGATCTAGTACGCCCAGGTAATCCTGCATACTTAGGTTGCATTATTTCCGCCTAACTGTTGCCTTCTTGTTGTTGTAATAACGCTCTTGCAAGATGGCTTTAATTGCTGAATAAATCGCTGGATCAACCTCTAATAAATCTTTAGGGCTAATTCCGGTACTTACCGCCACAGATGCGATTTCGTAAATTTGGCCGTGACGGTCTATCCATTTTTTGAATCATAAACCAAATCAATGTCTGAATATTGATTGATGTAATCATCACCAAAAGCTAGATCAGTTTTGCCGGCATCTTTTTCTAAACGCCAAGCGAACCACCACAAATCAGATTCCATTTGTAGTTCACTTAATCTCTTACGCCAACCGGTCTTAAATTCAGCTTCAAAAGCCACCTTAGCAGATGGCGTAAGATCATAAGTTGCTTTTTTACCATCCTTTTTAACAATCTCAATTTTGTGCATTGTCCCACCCTTTCATTATTACGCGCTAGTTGATTTTGTTAATGCAGTTACAGGAAGTGACACAGAAACGCTTGCTACCGCATCAACAGCACCGTTAATAGGTGTCCATGATGAGATAAGGCATGACATTGTGTAACTTGGATTGGTAGCAGTTACCGTACCTGATACTGGTATTAACTTAATATTAAGTTTTGTACCTAGTGCATCTTCAAACAATGAGTTCACTGATGATGATGCAAAATCATTGTAAAGTTCCAGGTTCAGTGTTGGGCGTTCAATCCCGCCAATCATGTTATTTATTGTGTCATTCATGGCAGTGATTTCTACCTGATCAATTTCTCTTGCAAGGCTGACGGTGCTGACAAAACTAGTGATAGTAGTTGTACCAACAATCACGGCAACTTTATTACCCATAAATATGGCCATATTTTTCCTCTCGTACTAACCTATCAACTCTACTGAATATTGATAACTTAGGTAGTCAATATTAGCGGATGTTATTGTTCCAGGGGATGCAGACACAACCCTGAGTGTTTGTACAGCACCGCTTAATGTTTTATCAGCTTCAATCGCGGATTTAATTGAAGTTGAACCGGATGAAGCAAGTAGCCCATCCAATCTTTCCTGCCCATTTCTTTCACTCATTCTACCTACTACAACAATTACCTGGCAGGTAGCAGAATCAAATCCCCGGTTTAATGTAAAATCATAATTCATAGATAACTGACCAACTATTGCAAAAGCATTGTTAGTTGGTATATTTGTTGAATCAGGCACATAATCAAATACACGCATACCGCTAATTGTTTGCAGTGCAGTTTTTAGATTATCTCTAACTGTACTGGGATTCATGCAATAACTTCTTTTTTATACGCTCTAACCATTGCGGTTACATCTCTACCGATTGGCGACATTCTGACAACACCTAAATCACCTAATCCTAATATTCCACCTGGGGCATCTTTACGCTTGTATAGGTCGGCAGTTAATATTAAACAAGCCATATTTATATCATCCGGCACTGACGGCCAACCCCATCTTGCAGTTACTTGCACACCTGGGCGTAATCCATTTGAAGTAATGCCTGGGAATATTGGCCATGATTCAGTATTAGACACCATTGTTAATTGGGTAAAAGGCCTATTCAAAGATTGTGAAGTTAATGGGTCTAAAATGTAATCTGTATTTAATGTTAATGTTTTAGAGTAAGTACCGTTACCATCTTCATCCATTGCTACAACTAAATTACTGGTAGTGCCAATATCATCTACAAAAACAAAAATATTAGAGTAAGCACGGTAAAGCCGCGCTGATGCGGTGGTATCTAAATAAAATCTACGGTTAGCAATCCTATCAATTGACCTAGATGCAGATTCAACTAAATCTTCTAACAAGTCATTATCAGTATTATCTGATATAGACATGTAATTTTTAATCTGAGTTAATGTTGCATATCCATTTACTATCGCCATGATTGGTATCCAAATCCTGAATCGCCCTGGGACATTAGACAAACTCCATTCTTTGAATACCAATCATAGTTAGAATCCAGGCCACTGGAAGGGTAGCGGCCTGGAAACTTATTTGCTTAGAATGTTGGTGCGGCTAAGCCTGTACCGTTGATCTGAGCAATTGCGCCTGGGTATCTCAAGCTTGTAAAGGCTGACATACCAAACATGACAATGTTGATTGCAACCTTGCCATTTGGTTCTTCAAACTTAACATAAGTTGGTGAACCAGTTTCTTCCCAAAGGTGACACTCATTAAGATCAACCACAAAAATTGTATCTTGATTTGTGCTTGCGCCAATGTTTGTTGCAATGTTAGCATCTGTAATAATTGGCAAGCCAAGTATTGAGTAGCCGCTATTGCCGTATGGCGGTGTACCTGCGCCTGTACCCATTGCGTTCTGTGGGTTGTATGCGTTTGGTACTACTAGTGGGCGGTTTGATCCATCTTC